TAGCTGATCTTTTCAAGTAGATCAACATAGGTTGCGAAGAATGTAATATTATTTTGTTGGTCACGTATGACCACACTAGGTTCAAGTTGATAGTCTTGTCTAACCGCAGTGTCTTCAAGGACATAGCTGTCTGTGCTTTTATAAGTGGGAGCAAATCTACGACCAATGTACCCATACAGCGTGGTAAAATTTGGTTCTGATACCAACTGATCCATTGTAGCTGACAAGAACTTTTGATTCGTGTCGGATCTAAAGGTAGTTGGTAAAAAGTTATAGGTTTTTCTTTCAGCCATTATAGTCCTAAGCAGTTATTAGTGCGCCAGTTTGGTTAAGTTGTGCCGCTGTAATAGCAGTGATAATCTTAACATCATTGACAGTCGCGCAACTGGTAATGATTTCATTAATGTTTGCATTGACCTGCATCAAGCTACCAAACACACTAGCTTCGTTAGCAGGAACGATCACAATGCTGGAAATATTTGGAACTAGTTGCATGTGTAAATATGCCGCAAGTTCACTGAAATAGAATGTTTCACCAAAGTCCCAATTTGCTACATCAAAGTAGCTGTTGATAGCAGCGATCACTGATGTTTGTATTTCATTGTCACTGATGACCACGTTAGAATTTTTAACCACTTTAAACTGTGCCTGTAGTTTAGGATCAGCTTTGGCTCCAAACAAAGGTTTAAACTGTGCAGGATTATAGATGATAGTGTCACTGACAGCCTTATAGTCATCTAAACTGCTGTAGCTAAGTTCTAATTGATCACTGGTTGGCAAGCTAGGTTGCGTAATAGTTCCTGTGATGTCTTGTGCCCATGATTGATAATCAATGCTGTATTGTTGCGTTAAGATATACAGGTCAATGATATTATTTGGGCTTGGGTCAATACGACGATTGTTTGGACTGTTATGACGATATTGGAAATATAAATCTTGTCGACCTAGTTTAGCTGAATACCCTGTGACAGCAGTTAATGTATACACCTCACCACTGATCGATAATTGATAAAACGTATCAATTGGTACAATATAAAACAGTTGCCCGTTTTGATATAATGTGGCCGCTACCTGTGCATCACGCAGAGAAGCATACGTTGATACCACAGTATTACTATCTATTGGTGTCTCAGTTACAAAATTATCGTAGCCCGTGGTCGATTGGAAATACACATATTTGTTAGTCACATCTACATTGGGATTAACTAATAGTTCAAATAGTTCAGGATTGTCTGGAATACCATCGTTGTCTGTATCAGAGAATGTTACATAGATCCTGTTGATATCAGTGTATCCATCAACCTCCGTGATACTCTTATAGATATTCCAAATGTAGTCGAGTGCTAGTGGATTACTGTTATCGGGTTGTGTATTAACTTTTAATATTTTAATCTGATCTTTAACAGTCAATCCAGTAGAGGCATCAAAAATCTTTGTAGTACCATCATAGTAGAAATTAGTTTCTTGCACGCTTTCAAATACATAGTTTAATCCGCGATAGCTAACAGTATAAGTTTGTCCTACTGTTTGGAATGCTATGAGCCAACTGCTGTCTAATGCTTGGCCACTGGTATCGCCTGTGTTGGTCAGACTAAATGCGTCAACAGTGTTTAGATCTTGTGGGGTGATAATCTTCCAGCTGGCTGATACTATGTCATAGCGTAAGCCAAAGTTAGCAAATGCCTGTATATATCCAACCATAGTTGAAACCAGAGCATTTGAGAACGCCACGTTAAACACAGCAAACACTCGATCAGCTGATGGAAATTCGTCTACTGGTATGATCTGATTGATAGTCACTGGTCCTTCACCGTTAGATAAATTACCTTGACCACCATTGGTGCCATCTCCTACTACTAGTTCAATCGCAGCATAAACATAATACTTGTCACCCGGATTGCGTGGTATTCCTGTTTTAATACGATTCTGTGAATCAAAATAGTTGCCATCACCTGCTGATAGCTTAACTATAGAACTCTGCACGATATATTTGTTAGTGCTGGTTACTGCCGCGCCAATCTGTAGGATCTTACCTGTGCTGTCTTGGAAATAGCCCGTGCAACCATTGGCAATGATCGTTGAGGTATGCCAGTAGATGTCAGTTAGATCTAATAATGGATAGTGTGCATAGAAAAACTGTAGTGTTTCTGGTGCTTGTGCTATTAGTGCTATACGATCGTAGATAACTTTATAAATGTCATTGGTAGTGTTATAGTCAAAGCTAAATGTATTGACTGTGTTGTCACGATATAACATACCATCTTGTGAAAAGATATTAGTAGATGAATACTTACCGGTTACATCGATGACATCTAAGTAACGACTGATACCGCTTGATGTTCTGTTAACTGCTTTGATCTTTAAAATATCGTTGAATAAAGTATAAGGCAAGATGTTATAATCTTCACCTGTGATCATACGATTCTGTGTGTAGAATTGTTGTGGCGCCTTTTGTTTAACGCTGTCAAGACTTTCACGTGTAGTAGCATTAGCCACTGTATATTGTAGGCTGGCCGTGATAGTGATAGTTTCAACGCGACCTGCCGCACTGACATAGTTGATTGGTATTACCACACCCTGCATTTCATCAGGGGTGATTTTATACTGTAGGCCATTGCTGACGCGATAGTAGATACGGAAGTTGCCTTGTGGAATGTTAGCAAATGATCCGTCACCAAAGATCAAATCAATTTGATCACCTGCGCGACTATTGATTTGATAGATGTTTTTGTTTGATGTAGCATTGTAGATAACATTAGTGTTGGCCACTGCTGGAACTTTTTCCCATAGAGTATCCAAGTTACCATTGCTATCTAGGCTATACACCCAAATGTCTGTGTTGTTGATATTATTGGTATTAACGCCGTAAACACGATTAGGAATACTTTCAGCAAGATTAAAATCTAAGTTCTTTAGTTCACCTTGTTTGAAATACAAGAAATATCCTGTGTTGTTGCTGCCGTTGCCTAGATTATCATTTCTATATAAAAAGTTAAATGGCGCATTTAGTTTAGGATCAGCTTCGTAGATATATGTTTCATTTGTGCTAGTAGGACTTACCATTTCAAATGGCATCTGTGATCCAGCTACCGTAGATTTAAAGCTATAGGTAGATAAGATATTAGGCACTAGGTTGATCTGATATTCTTCGTTAGTAATGCCATTGATGATCTGACTGTAAGCTGGTTTGCCGATGGCTTGATTATTAACCAATGATGCATTGAGTATCAATGTCATTTGTTCTAACCAATTACTGTTACCTGCATCTGCCCAATTGATCACTAGTCCGCTTAGATTAAGACCATTACTGTCATAGACGTTTTCAGTGGTCGACACGCTGTTAAATTTCAGCAAGCCAACAGCAGGAATATTACGTTTAGGATTATAGCTGACCAAGCGTGCCAGTTTAAGTATGCTGTCACGACGCTGTGCTGTGTCGATAAAGTTTTCACGAGCATTCAAATCTGCGCGGAACGCTAGGCTTTGGCCTAGGAACGCAATCATATCTATTAGGGCGATAAACTCACTGGATTCAATAAAGTCGTTAAAGTCTTCAGGATAGTAAAGCTGTAGATAGCTGACCATGCTAGCACGAAGTGTTTCGTAATCATAGCTTTGGAAGTCAGCATTGCGGAATGATTGATATAGCTTAGTCCAATCTTGTGAGACTAATAAACTGGTTTGTCGTGTGGTGGTTGCCATGCTATTTCCCTATTATCTAGTATTTATCAGGAAAATAAACTGTGTAGTTAATTACTGTGTGGAAAGTGTGTTGTTAGTGCCGTTAAAGTTCATCAGCATGACTCTAGTCTGATTAGTTAATACGTAGCGCAGTTGTAGTTCTATTTGTATGCCTTGATCGTATTCTGTAACGATGATATTATCAAAACTCACACGCGGGTCATAGCCAGCGATAGCACGGATATCCTGTGTGATCACGCTTTTTAGGTCTTCTGTAAAGGGTTCGTGTAGGACATTCCAAATGATAGTGCCAAAATTTGGGCGCATGAGCTTTTCGCCCTTGCGTATGTTGAAATGATTGAAAATATCCTGTTTGATCAAATCAAAATCCGTAAGACGGAAGTTCTTGCTAGATCCTAGGGTGCTAAATCCTTTATATGTAGTAGCCATGTAAATATTTATCCTTGATTTACAGCCTGGACCTGTCCGGCCAATATCGAGGCCGCATACTTGCCTTGATTGAATATGTCTGCGCCTGTGCCTTGTCCTTCTCTAAAGTTTTTAGCCGCATCGACCCCAACGTCGTGTGCTAGGGCCAACATACCTGCTACATCTTCAGGTGGTTGTTCTTCTGATATCGCACCGCTAGCAACCATAGCGGTATAGTTATTATTGGTCAATTCTGCCATGATAGATTCTTGTTCAGGACCATTGTCTAATAATGCATCAACTGAGTCTATACCATTCTTTCCAATCCAACTGTTAGGATTTTGTAAATCTTCATTGCTAGTCACCGTGCTTTTTACATAGCCGCCATCTACTAATGCTTGATAATCAATTTGGTATTTGCCTACCGCACCTGTATCAGCATCAACTGAGGTATAATCGTTACCTGAGCCTGCTTGTGCTAGTAAAGCTGTGGTTTGGTCTTGGCTTAATGTTCCTACTGGTGCACTTGCTGCAGGTTGGTTCCTTAGATCTTTTATTGATGCGGCATTTTGCACACCAGCACTGGCCGCAGTTTTAGTAGCATCGATGGTGCCTTTATAAGGTTTTGGTTGTATGCCCGGACTAGTTGGTTGGAAGAATACGCCATTGTAGCCACGTGAGTATGGTTCGTGTGTTGGTGCTACTGTTACTATGGTGCTCAGGGCATTAGGAACAACACGCCAAACACCGCTGGAATTTAGTCCTGCACCAGGTAAGCTGTTTACCTGCAAAGGATCTACTCCCTTGACTGAGGTAGAAGCGCCGCTGTTTTGATATATGCCGCTGGCATCTACAGCAAACTTAGCAGCGGCTTTTAAAGACATTGCCGCAGAAGATTCTACGTTAAATGCCGCACCCGATTTAAATTCTGTTAGTCCAGAGGATTCTACTTTTAGTGTTCCTGTTAGTAATTCTGTTTTAGTAGTTTCTAATTTAATTTTTGATCCGGATTTCATATTAATACTGCCACCAGCATTAATATTAATATTAGTGTCGCTGTGCAGATTAAGTGTGCCTTCACTACGGACATTAAATGACCCTGACGCATAAGCACTGATACTGCCGCTTGGTCCTAGTTCAATCCAACTGCCACCATCTGCATGGGCGATATAGATAGTTTTATTAGTGTCGTGCATTAATATTTGATGACCAGTAGCTGTGCGTAGTCTGACCAATTGATCTTCACCCAAGGCCGCGCCATCGTCCATGACAAACACATGTCCGCCCTTGCGTGATTTGATCTTTAGATATTTTGGATCGATTTTACCTGCGGACAACTCAGATGTATATTTGTCTTTGGACTCTTTAGTGTCTGCTGGATCATCTAATGGACGGCCGGGTGTGCTGATACCAAATACTTGGCTTGGACTTTCTCGCTGGCTTGAACTAGATATAGCACCACGTGTAGTATCTTGATCTAGGCCTTGTTTGCGTAGGATATTATACTGTATCACATGCACAGGTTTATTGTTTAGATAAAATGCGGTGTTGGTAAAATCTTTAGTGTATTCATTGAATTCGACCACTGGAACGATATCACCCTTGGCATAGGATTTACGTTGTTCAGCTGTTAGACTATTGACATCTACATTTTGTGTGCCCGCGATTCCTGGTAACATGAAATGGCTGAGATTGCTGTTAACACAACCAATAAAATACCCACGTAGTGGATCACCAGCGATAAAGATAACGATAACTTCTACACCAATGTCTGGTGGCACCATCCACATACCATAGGTATGACTTACTCTGGTAAAACTGTTGTCTGGGCTAGGAGTATCTGTGTGTGATTGTACCTGGCTGGTATAGCCCATATATGGACTGCTGTAGCTGACTGTGCGCCAATTATTTGCATCATCTGCTGGGCCACCTAGATCAGGAATGTATACCTGTAGTCTACCTGACAAGGTTGGATCAAGATTATTTTTAACGATGCCTACGTATGGATAGGGATCAACACGAGTGCCCGGAGCATCTTCGCGTCTTGCTGCTTTGACTACCTTACTACCTATCCTATCATTGATTGCCATGTGTCTTTCCTTTGATTATTGCACCGCAGCTTCGCCAGGTACTCTATTACCTCTACTAGATATCGGAGTAAAGTTTGGTGCTATGGCCTGTGGTTCTGTTTGATCGGATATAGTTTCTTCTGGGGCGGTTTCATTCACTATACGCAGATCCTGTGCGTTCTGTGTTAATAATGGTGGTACGTTATTAGCTTCTTGTGCTGCCTGTTGATTCTGACCAGGAGTTTGATTTGTTGCTGTGTCACTAGCATCAGCAGTAGTCTGCGGTGTACCACCACTTTGTAACAAGCTAGGAACTATCGGTGGTGTTTGTGTAATACCTAGTTTGCCTGGGAATGCATCTGGATTGGCTTCTTGGCGCTCTGTTCGTTCTGTTCCGTTGGTATTTTGTAATTCAGTATAGTCAAATGCAGCCTGCCGTGGCAAGCGTGTCATTTCTAATTCTTGTGTGAATTGACCACTGCGGAAATTGCTAGTAACTTGTATAACCTGATACAGTCCGCTAAACAAACTAGTTTTATAGTTA